TCAGCAGCGCTCGCCAGGCACGTTCTCCCAGCCGTCCGGGATCTTCCGGAACGGTATGCCATCGATGCAACGCCACGAAGCGCGCTCCCTGGCGTCCTGTTCGGCGCGTTGGCGCGCGTTCTGGACATCCCGCAGGTGTTCAACCGGATCGCTGGCTGAGACGTCAACGGGCAACGCCGGGGGGGGGCCGGTGAAATCCGGGCGTTTCCAGCGCGCTCGAACCGCGTATTCCACGCAATCTGCGTATCGATGTGCTGCTTGATCCCGAAAGCAGCCAGCGCGAGCAGGACGGCGGCGCTGAAAAGTAGCCACGGAAAGTTCCAACGCCGAGGCTTGATCGGTGGCAGGTAACCCGGCCGTTGTCGTCCCATAAACCCACCTGGATTTCATCCTGGGCGGATTGTAAGGCGGAGCGGAGAATGGGGCTGGGAAGGTCGATGTGATGCGGGAGGTTCCGGGTTTTGCCTTCGGCCGTGGTCGAAGTAGATTTAACATAATATACATTATGCGAAATGGTTGATGGGCCGACTCCGCTGGGTCTGGCTCTGGATCACTTCCTGCTTGCCTCAACGTCCACCACGCAAGGACGAGATCGAAGCATGAAGCACGACCCGCACGAACGTATCGAACTGACCGGCCCTTGGGCCGGTTTCGGTTTCCAAGGCGGCCACATGTGGACCCCCGAGGGTCACACCCTCTATCCCGAGGACATGACCTGGTGGTCGCTGACCTGCAACATCGCACGGGAATGGCGGTCGATGATGGCAGCCGGCCGCGGTCAAACGTCTGCAGACGAAACGGTCCGAAACCCTTGCAGCACAAGGGTTTCAAAAGTCGACTTTTCTCGATGCAGCCAGGTCATCTACCTGCAGGACGTACTCCGGCGCCGGCAAGAACAGCGGTCATCGGGAGTGGCTGGCGCGAGGTTCGCCGACCGGGCAACTGTGGTCCGGGCTACCCGTGGGCCTTCACGCCATCGGCGCGGGTAAGGCGTGGAGCGTATCCGTGGGGGCTATGCCCCCACACCGCAAATCATCCTTCGCGGCAACGCTGCCAACCACCATTGGGTGAGGAAACCTGAGCCCAGCCGTTGGGAAGCTTCCGAAAGGCTTGACCACCGATGCAGGCAAAGCCCAGGGACTTAGCTCCCGAACTACCAAGACCCGGAAGCGTCACAATTTCGGCAGATGGCGCAGGCCTACCAGCACGCACGGCCTCAGACTGCACCAACCGCACCTCCATACCTTGGCACATGCTGTAGATCGCGGGATGAGGGTGATTTCGGTACTGCTCGCAGTTCAACGGCTCAGTGCCGTTCGCCATCGAATTGTGCGCCGCCCTAGGCGTGCTGGTGATACGAGGATTTCCGCGCCCGGCCGCGCTATGAACCTGCTGCGCAGAAGCAACAGTACAAGCCAACAAACACCCCAAACCGATAATGATCCTAAGCATTCCCCTGCTCCTTCCTGGACACGGGGAATCATACAGCGACCACAGCAAGACAATTTCGTGACGAATCACGAAATAAGGGCCAACAATCCAAGATGGGCCACGTAGTAGCCATAGAACGCCCACCGGGTTCGCGGCAGCGCCCAGGTGCTCTGCCCCACAGCCATCAGCGGTAACGCCAGCAATGCCCAGGCGTTGCCGTTGTAGAAGCAAAGCGGCACGAATCCGAGAGCACCCAGCCAGAAGTTCCGGTCGACATCACCCGACCGGAACACCCACCACCACGACAGCACCAGGGCGACGCCAGACCACTGGTAGTCCACCAACAGCGGCAACGGGCCGACGAGCAACGCAAGTGGCAGCCAGCGTCGATTCTGGACGCACAGGACGCACGCCGCGGCCAACGCGAAGCTCAGCAGTACGTTGACCGGCAAAACCACGTCGAACGCCCATGCGTACACCGGCTGCGCGATGCAGCCCCACACCGAAAGACGCTTCACCGACTTTGCAACATCAGCGCCTGGCTGCGCCATGTTGTAGGCCATGACGATGGCAAAGACCGGAAACGCGGCCCGGCCAAGCTCAGACACCACCGGAACATACCCACCAACCAGCAGCGCGACCGCGTGATCACCGGTCATCAGGATCACCGCGAGCCACTTCAACAACTCACGTCCGCCACTGGTCATAGCTGGAAATCCGTGGCCGGCGTCGCGGTGCTGGTCGTATAGCCCGGCGATTGAGGGAACGTACCCTGGGCGCGCTGCCCCCGGCTGATTACCGCGTTCGCGCCCCGCCCCGCAATCTGCTCCCTGCCCCGCTCCAACTGGGTCGGACCATCCACGTAGCGATCATTGCGTTCATCTCTGTAGGGCTCGTACTGACCCCGGCGAGCAACGAAACGGCACGTCGAAGAATCTACCTCGTAACTGGTGCCCTGCTCCGTCAAGCACGTACAAGACGGCTCGGTGAACTTGCCCTGGGCATTGAGCCCGTCCATGGACGACATGCAGAACAACCTCGGCGCTTCCGTCGGCAGCGTCAACGCATCGTCGTACGCAGGTGCACTCCACGGCTCGGAAGCGATACGCGGCAAAAACCTGCGGGCGTAATCTGCCGGCGTCACATCATCGCTCTTTGCAGCCGCCCCGCCCGCCGTCGCTTGCGCTCCGTCGCGCGGTGCCGCCGCATTCGCAGCCTGTACGCTGGCATTGACGTCCTCGCCACCCAGCCGCTTCCCCATGTTGCCGAACGTGTAGTACATCAGGAACAGACCGAGCGCGGCTGCAATCGGAAGCGCAATGTAATACCAAGGGATTTTGCGCTCCGTCGTATCCATCTCAGTGGACTTGTACGTACCCATCGGACGCTTGGGCAATGCCTTGCGGCGCGTGACCAGCGGCGTTGCCTTCTCCGGGCGCGCTTCGAACCTATCGAACTCACGCAGGTGCACGAACTTAGTACCGAACCGACGACGCACATGCACATGTCGCTCGATCAGGTCGTGCACGAACTGATCACACTGCTTGTCCGGCGACTGACTCACGAAGATGAAGTCAAGGCCACGATGACGATGCTTGGCAAGCTGCTCGACGTGATGCGGCACCTTCGAGCCGGGCGGCCTCTTTGGCAGCATCCCATGCTCATAGGCCTCATCGACCAAGGCGACGGCACCATCTGGAAGAAAATTCGGCCAGTCATTGAACTGGTCCGGGGTCATCTCCAGCACACCGGTCTTCGCGTAGTCAAACTCGCGGATATTGCAGGCGTAGACGATGCGCCCCTGATCCTTGAATTCCAACAACCGATCGATCGCGTGAAGCGTTTTGCCGTGCCCGGGCTGACCGGTGTACCAGTAAATCATTGACCACCCCCGCCAAGCTGGTCGGCAATGCTCTTGGGCACAATGAACACCTTCCACGCCATACGCACGGTCAACGCGGAAAGAATCATCGACATCGCCTGGCCTACACCGAGGTAGCCCAAAAGATCAGCGGCCTGCCCAGTAATTCCGCCAGTGAACTGCAAAACGTAGGCTTTCAGATTGGGCAGCACCGCCTCAAAAGAGACCGTGGTTAGCCCGAAGGTTGCCAAGACCTTCCCGACGATGCCAGAAGCGGCATCCTTCAATTTTCCGATCAGGTGTACGACACCCTTGGCAATCCATTCCCACACCATGCCGCCCATATCAGAACCCCCAGCCCATCAGAATTTTCAAAGCGGAAAACGCGCCGAAGATCAGCACCAGCCCACGAAGAATCGCCATGGCTTGACACCAGTAGGGAAAATCGGATCCGCTCACAGTCGAGCCCATGAGCTTGAACGTAGGTGGCTGCGGACACGATCCGCCGCCAAAAATGTTGTCCTGGTCGAGCATGCTGGTAGAAACCCCAATACCAAACCGCTTTGCGCCAGCAACGTCACCCTGCCCGTCGCCGGCATCGGTCACGTCGCCAACACCCTCCAGAGCGTCAGGAACGCCGTTACCGTTGGCATCGGATGCATCGCTATTGGCACCCTCCTTCTTTGCCAGCTTTTCCACCGCGCAAGTAGTACGCCACTGCTGCATGAGCTGGGCGTATTCCATGGCGTTGCAGCCCTTGCCAGTGCAGACGGGGACCGCATCGCAGGTACCGCCGTTGATATTCACCTGCCGTCGCGTATTGCAGTCAATACGCCACTGAATCTTTACCTGCATGCACGCGATTGCGTTACCCGAACAGCTTGGTGGAGCGTCGCACTCATCGCCACCTGAGGCCGAATCTTTATCGGGATCGTTGTTTGGATCATCGTCATCCTCATCGGCAACACCGTCACCATCTGAGTCCTTTCCGCACGTCCCGTTTTCACGCTTCGCTTCTCCGACAGCGCACTGCCCCTCACCGGGCAAGCACTTCCCAGACGACGCTTTGATCATGCCAGCAGGACACTCATTTTCCTTTGGCTTGCAGTACAACGAACCCTGCTGAACTGCGCCGGGGGTAGTACCCTGGGTAGCGATCATGCCGTCCGGACATTTGCCGTCCGGCACGCATTGCCCGCCTTCCTTCTTCTGCCCTTCCGGGCACGGCTTGTCTACGGGCTCACAGACGCCCATATAGCCGTTCCAGTAGCTTCCAGCCGGACAGTTCTTCTTCAAAATTTCGTCCGAGCAAACGGCCCCTGTTGGGGAAACAATGCTCGTTTCATCTGCATTCTGAGCGTACTTCACAGTGCAACCGCGATTGCAACCCGTAGATCCTGTAACGGGAAGAAACTGTGTGGTCTGCGATGGGCGACTACTGCACGAAGCCAAGTAACCAGCAACCCCTACGCCCGTCTGTTGCGGATACAGATACCCGCAAACAGCGACCTTGCCGTCTCCACCGTATTGAACAAACTTAGATACAGTTCGTGCACCGGGATTATCAACGAGTCGTTCATTTCGAACATCGCAGCTTGCGATAGCCGCCCAACTAGCGGAGGCGACTACGCTTGCGGCAGCGCCCGCATCTACGCAGTTCGCCCACGATCTTTCACCAGTAGGTGTGCATGCACTCGATACGCCAATGCAACCGAAGATGAGAAAGATTGCGCATAGAACTTTTATCAAATAGTGACGCATCACAAGCCCTCGAATGCCAACCAGCATGCGCCACAGATCGCGATGATGACGAAGTAACCCATAACCTCTCCCTCGCTCAAAAAAAAGGGGCGACCATCGCGGTGCGCCCCTCCCCGTCACCCTGCCCCGCCGATCAGCGGGCCTTCTTGACGTAGCCCCACAAGATGATCGCGCCCAGGATCACTGCAGCAGCCGCGACCACCAGCATCACGTCGGACTTGCCACCGGACAGTTCACCGGCAATGGCGGCACCCGGCGAGCTGGAACCGCTGGCGAAGGCAGCGCCCGAAGCCATCAGGGCAGACGCACCGGCACCGACCTTGCCGGCAGTGGTGGAAGCGAAACGGCGTGCAACATTCATGTACTTCATAAAACACCTCATTGGTTGATGCCCCTACGTACGCGCCGCGCGGAATACGAGACGCGCCTTCAAGCCGATAGCCCACACGCTAACGATCGCGAAGGCCACCACGCTTCCATCAGCCAAGTCCAGGGGCGGCAAAATTGGCTGGTGGTATGGCACCCAAACCGGAACCGTGCACGTCGCGTCCTGCTGCACGTTCTGAGCAGCACAACCAACGACGTAGAGCGGTTCCGATCCGGCCATGAGTTAGCTCGCCTTGGCGACCGGAGCTGCGGCGATCGCGGGCTTCGCCGCGGTGAGAACCAGCCGGCCCAGCTTCAGGTCACCGAACTGGTTGACGTTGAGCGCGTCTTCGAGGTCGCACTGGTACTCACCCACCGGGTAGGCCTCAGCGCTGCCCAGGTCGAGCTTGATGCGCTGGCGGAACTTCGGGCATTCGGCGATGGCCTCCTGCGTGCGGATCACGCCGGAGCGGTTGTCCTTGCGCCAGTTCTTTTCCTGGACTTGGGTGCTGGTGACTGTGACTTTCATGGGATTCTCCGGATGGGATGGTGATGGCCTATGCAGCCGCCTCGATGTACTCGGCGAGCTGGGTTCGAACGTGGCCGTGTAGGTCGCCGACGAAGGATTTGTATCGACCGGGGCGACCTTGCCGGGCGATGTACTGCTTGATCAGGGCGATGCCGTTTTCCTCGCCCAAGGAATCAAGGATGAGCTGCAAGGGCGTGCCCGCTTGGTTGTGCAGGAACCGCAACATCGCCTTGGCCGATGCATTGACCATCTGATGCTTGAGATCCATGCGTTCGCACTCGCCGATGACGTAGGCAGCGAGCATCGGATAGGCCCCGCCGAAGTACTTGCCGGGGTTGCCCAGGGCATCCAGCGACAGGTCCATGCGGCGTGCATACAGGCGCAGCTCGCAGCGCGTGTGGCGACTCTCGGGGTCACCCAGCTGCTTGCCCTTTTCGTAGACGTTGAGCTGCTTGTGGCCCTTCTGGCCGACGTACAGCGAGCAGCCCTTATTGCTGCCCATGTCATCGACCCAGCGACCTTCGGGAGGGCGACCGTTCATAGTGAATTCCCCGGTGAGATAGAGATCGTGGAAGTGATGGATATCGAAGGTTTCGCCGGTCAGGTCATCGATGGCGATGTCCAGGCGGGAGAGGTGTGCGTCCAGGTCACGCGCGATGCGCTCGACGTAGTGCCAGTTGGGGACGTGCTGACACCCCTGCCCTGTCAGGCTGATGCAGTACTCGCCCTCAGCGGTCATGCCGATCTTTCCGCAGACGGTGGAAGTCTCATCGATCAGCGTGGCGCTGTAGTCGTACCGGAAGTTCCACAGCTTCTCGGTCATGGGGCCGCAGATGATCGACCTGGACGTGCCGAACACGTAGGCCAGCACTTCGGACGGGTGCATGCGCTTGAACGCCTTGATGGCCTTCTCTTCGCCGAACGTCAAAGTGCAGAAATCGATAATGGGGGCCGTGAGACTGCTGGCCTTCGGAGACTTTTGGCCCGTGTTACTGCTCGGGCCAACCGGCTCCGCCGGTCCTGCAGCGTCGCGATTCTTGCTGGCTGCATCCGTGGAAAAGGGGTGTTCTACGGAACCAGCACAGGCCCAGAAAGCGCGCTCACGGCTGCTGATGGAGGGGGCTGCGTCAAGCATCGGCATGGCCCTCCGCATAGACCACAGTGCGGCTGGTTCCCAGGACGGAGACGACGCGATAGCGACGACGGCCGCGCAGCAGGCGGTTCCACCACTGCACGCGCGAGACCGCCCATGCCAGGTTGTCGCCGTAGCGGCACTTCTGCTCCCAAGCGCCATCGCCGATGCGCTGCTCGATGAAGTACTCGGCCTTGGGAAGCACGCGCAGGGCTTCGACGTCCGCGTCCAAGTGGGAAAGCTGCTCAGCCACAACGCGCCTCCTGGAAGAGCGGCAGTTGCACGTCCCTGCCCCACTGATCAGCCATTGCATCGGCAATGCCCTGGAAGGTGCGCGAACGCTCTCGCCAGCGGTCCGGCCCCGGTGCCAGGCGGTGAATCCGCTGCTCCCGACCCGAAACGATGTTCGTGGGGAAGAGAGGGGCCAGGTTCTTCAACCACAGGCACGTGGCCTTCTGCTCACCGTGCCCGAATTCCCACGGTTGAATGGTCTGCGAAGCCGGGCAAATGCGACTGGAGATGACAGAGCGCGGGTTCTCCAAGGCAATCCGTGGGATAGGCGCGTCCAGGAGGCGACGCACGAAGTCCAACGCCTGGGCTTGCTCAACTTGCTTCTGCTTGAACCACCGAGCGCCGGAGGTCGCCAAGTGCGTGCACGGCGGGTGGGCGATCATCAAATCCCAGCCGTCGCCGATCACATCGAACACGTTGCCTTCGTAGTGCGGCCCTGGGCGCTCGGTAGGAAGCAGATCGCACGACATGGCTTCATGACCGCGAGCAATGAATGCATCACGGACAGTGCCGGAGTACTCGCAAGCCACCAGGACGCGGAGACGATCAGCCACGGCGACCACCGGAGCGTAGCCACGCCACGTACAGCAAAAGAACGACGGCGGCGAACAGACACATGCCGATATCAGCAAGCACTGGACACCTCCGCCTGTGCCTGGGCGACCATCTGCCGTGCGCGAATCTTGGAGAGCGACCGAAGCTCGCGCTGACGGAGAAACCAGCCGAACAGGCCAGCCGTGCC